ATAGTTGATTAAGCGTATCATGCTCTTCTCTGTCTTGCCTAAGAGGTGAACCATAAATAGTGATTTTAGCATCGCCTGGTAAAAAGTTAATTTCACTCAAGACCGCACCTGGCAATGCTGTTTCCCCATTTACAAAATCTGTAATTGGTTGCTGCCAGCCAATCACTAATTGATCCGAAGGCAATAGAAGGTATGGATTGATGTGTAGAAAATTATCAGGCGTTGGTTCAACGATAGTAGTGGATGTAGATAAATCCTCGTTTATTGCTGTTGCTTGAAGTGACGCTATCTCAGATGAACGAGAGCGACCCGTAGGAAATAAAAGGCCAAGCCCATTTCGATTGCCATTCTTATAATTCACATATGGACCTCCGTAGTTTATAATTGCAATACCCTCTCTGTATGTTCCTGGTCCAGCTTGAAATCGCATGAGAAACCTAGATAAGTCTACCCCACTTATAGGGTCAATAACTGGAGAGTCAAATATTGAATCTTTATTCGGTGATCCGGCCAGCAATTCTAATTTAACTCTACCAGCCCAAGAAAGTGAGCTTAGATCATTCTCAGCATTCTCATTTGACTCAAAAACAAAATCTCTTGTCATAAGTGACTTGGGGTTGTCCTCACGGAATGTTGATACATTACCAAAGTAATATGTGCCAGGGTATCGTTGAGAACTGGTGGATATATTAGCAGCGAAGCTACTAATGCCGCCCCAGGTGATAATATCTCTGTTTGTAGAAACTGTTTGCGCTGTTCCATTGGCAGATAAAGTTACGACCGTTGGCACTTCTGTCACCAGTGTCCCGTCATCTCTCCCGAGTATTTGGTATGAATCAACATACCTATATTTCGCAAATGATCTTTGGTTTAAAATAAAGAAATTGTTAATTGCAGCTGGTATCACAGATTGTGTTATGTGCGTAACTCCAAGAGAAGCTGTTGTCATCGTATTTGAAAATACTGTATACGCAGCACTCAGCTCAACAACTATTTTTTCAACCAGAAAAGGTTCGGAAATATAACTTGACAAGCTCAATGTTTGTGAAGATGTTGCATGGTACTTCCCGTGGAATGGAAACCCAAATGTATTTGTTGGTCGCCCTGCGTTGTTCATAAAAGCAAAGGCTCCACTAACTGATGCACTTGTAATAAGATTGTTTGAAGCAACTATTCCCGGAGTAAAACCATACATGATATGATTTCCGAACGGAACCGGTGGAGCAATATTTGCTGCTCCTTGACTTACAAATCCGGTAGGTGTACCTGTTCCAATTCCCTGCCAGGTTTTATTAACGAAATTGTAATAAAGCATTTCATAACTCAACCCATCTGTTGCTGTGGAAGGACGAGTTGCATTGCCCCAATCTGCACCACTTACAAATAATGCTGCACCACAAGTAGAATCTACGCTTATGTCTATTTCTAATTTTGTTTTTGACCACAAAGGTTGTTTTAATTCATCACCAAAAACAAGCGGGTTAGAACCAGTTGCGTAAAAAGAATTATTGTCTGATTTCCCGTCAACAGCAGGATTGTCATAGTCTCTAAAAGGAGTCAGACCTTGGCCAGGTGTAAAATGTGCAATCTGATCTCCCACACCCTTTCTAAGAGAGCCGGTTGTGGTGATATCTGTTAATTGTTCAGAGGGATATTTGATAAATTGACTACCCGAATTTATACCAATTCCAAGTTCTAAGTTGGAGTAACGAAGAAAGTTTATTGCATTGGTGTCATTCCATAGGACATCATAATTTCCAGTTCTGTTGTCAGAAGAGATCCTTACTTGTGATGGAAAGCTGCCCGTGGTTGCATCTTCTTGTTGAAGTTGCAACTTTGGTGGCAAACCTTTTATTCTAGTTTTTTTATTTATTCTTGCCATTAGGCTCCTCTGAACAATCCTCTATAGGCGATGGAATCTGTGCCATAAATTGCCGCTTCGGGACCATAAACATCCCCACCAGCGGTGGCTGATTTCTTACTAAACGTTTCTCTTATATCTTCACTTAAATCAAAATCCAATCTTTTTACTGCGTCAAGCATATCTTGATTATCGATTTGCAGTCTTTCTATTATCCTCTCATCTCTAGTATCATCAAATGGATCAATGTTTCTAATAATAACCGGGGTAAAACCTTCAATAATAACTGAGCCAAAATACTCTTGACCTTCATCCAAAAAGAATCGTGGATCTGACGGTGCATTATAGTCAATAAATTGTTCTACAACATTGTTTCCGCCAAGTAAATCATCAAAACCATTACCATCTTCCAAAGAACCCTTAACGCTACGTGGGTAGAAAGGCCCTTCGTTTGTGTTTTTACGCATTGGTATGGTGAAGGGTTCGATTATTGCTTCTTCTTCTTGTTGGGGACCATTGTTAAAAACTATTGGTAGTGGATAATTCGGATCTTCAATATACCAAACTGGATTAAATTCTGGCTGTTCTTCAAAAATACCTGAGTTTTCAAATTGTGTAAAACTTCTTGCTTGTCCAATGGTTATAACACGTATTTGATGGTCAAGACGTCCGCCCCAAATTTTTGGTTGGATTGACTGATATAAGTGCCTTGGCATTCGCAAGGAAACACCTTGACGAAACCTGTCAATGACAGTGGTGTCATATCCCTGCGTAGCGCCAAACTCCTGTACGGCCTGTTGGATACGTGGTCCATCAGTATCATTAAATGGTGTAAACTCACCAATTGGTAGGTTGTCATTCTCTGTAATAGTAGCAATCATTTACACCTCAATTTATTCTACTAACACCCAACTTTTATGATGTCGTCTTTTGCCTTGAAATACCTTGATAAGTAGGCTTCTTTCTAAATTGTGTTTTCTGCAAAATTTAGAAAGGTTTGTTATCGGTCCATAAACATTCCCATTTGGATCTTTGATTTTTATATCATAGGTTTTTTGTCTAGACTCTATAAGAGAGTTTGCAACGTGTTTTGGCATTCGCCTTCCTGTGTTTGCTTTGATAAGTGCTTTTTTTGTTTTTGACAACATTCGTTTGCCGAAATTGGGATTTTTAGTTCCGATCTTTTGGTTTCTTAACTTTTTCAGTGTCTCCTTTGAGTGCTTTTTCCCCATGTTCGCTTTAGAAATTTTTTCTTTTGTTTCATTACTCATGGGTATTTTTTCAACACCGCAATATTCTTTATTTTCTTCTAACACCCATCCCTTGTGATGTATTCGTTTACCCTGAATTACCTCAGACAAGTGTTTGTTGCATAAATTATGTTTAGCTGCAAACTTGGCTAGATTTTCTATCTTAGTAAATTTTTTTCCTTTTGGAGAAAGTAATGATGTGTAATATACTTTAGCAGCAGAATTAATTGGTTTCACATCTAACAATCTCTTAACCAGAGCTTCTTTTCTTGTAGGATTGTTTTTGTAGAATTTTTTAGGCGCTTGAGAAATTTTTTGTTTATGTACCTTGGAAAAACCATCCCGGTCCTTTGACCAACATGTTCTTTTACTAGATTTCGGCTTTTCTGAAAATTAAAGCAATTATCCCAATTTCCTAAACCAACCTGCTCTTTGAGCAATTCCTCTTCTCGGATTGTTCTCGCTAGGCGATCACCTTCAATTACTTCAACAACTTCAAACAAAAAAGCATCTTCGCCATGTTTATTGAAACTAGCTTGAAGATGTTTGTTCTGATGTTTTTGCTTCCTCAAGGAAGAGGCATGCTGCGAAGCACGCACTTGAAAACATTTAGCAGAACCAATATAAATTTTGTTGTTTTTGATGTTGGTAATCCGATAAATTCCACCTTTTTTAGAATTTCCTTTATAATCTTTTTTCATACATAACTCTCAATCAAAGTTAGTACAAATCAAAGGATACGTTTTGGGCATTCAGTATTTGGCAAATTCGCCGGTGATCAGTCTAAGCAGAATTGTGTCTTTCAGGGCATGTCTTGTGTTGTCTCCAAGATAGATATCCGAAAATTGATATTCTACTTTGCCTCGTTCCAACATATGCGATTCGACAACGAAGTTTGTCCCAAGAAAACGAGTTTTTCTTGGAACAAGTTGTTCAACAAATGTACCAATGTTGGTATCAAACCATTTATAGAATTCAAAGAACAATTTCAAGTTCATCTTGTTGACCAACTTATTAAAGTACACCTCTCTAAGAGATTCAAGATCGGGATAATCAGGAGAGAATAACAATTCTGGAGAGCCAATGGCATCGTTTAATTCGTCAAGTGACGCAAAAATTGTAACAATATCCTGGTCCAAGGCATCAACAACTGAGTAGTCAATAGTAAATCTATTGTTGTCAGTCGGTGTTTCAGAGGGCGGTGTTTCATAAACAGGAGCTACTTCGGCCCATGGAGTTTCTTGTACAAGATCAAAGTTTTGAAAACTTCGAACACGTACTTTTTCAGTAGTAGCTGCTTGATCAAATTTTGGTGAAAGATAACTAAAAAAGAACCTTTCTGGAACGATAACGGATGAGTTAGCTGGAAAACCAGAACCAGTCAAAGTAAAGTCATTTTGCGTAAAATCAGTAAAGTAAATACGTCCCGCAGAATCGGACTGGGTAACAATTTGGTCTGTTGAAACATCCAAACGCAAACGCTCCCAAGAGCCGGTGTTCGTTGTGTTGAAATTAAAGTTTGTTTTGGGATCGTCAACACCAACCGAGCGATAGTTTCTAACATGTTCCTTCCACTCGTTGTCTCGCAATCCTCTCGACCAGAACCGTACTTGTGATACCTTACCGACAAAATTGGTAACTTTTGCCGTGCTGCCCACTCCAGTTGAATCTAAATCTGTCGAATTCAAAAAAGTGTCTGAAAAATTTCCCAGACTTTGAGAACCCCAAACAAGAAAAGAGCCAGAGATGTTTACGGAGCCAGTAGTGTTCTGCCATAAGCTGGTACTTGTGTCGCCATTATAGTCGTTATAGTATGCTGAAGTTACATATGATTCAAGGATTTCTCCGAAACCTTGTCTGGCCACTCGTAAGAAATAAGACGAAGAAACCACAGAACCCACTTGATCATTTCTGTTTCTGCCAAATGAAACATACCACTGTCTACCATCGAAAATATCTGCTCCGGTGATAGACAGTGCAAGCGGATCAACACTCGCAGAAGTATTTTGTCGAACATACAGCGTAGTGTGGCCTCCTCTTACGGTCACAAGATTTGTTATAACGCTCTCCGCTGGCGATAAAGTTCCAGAAGTATGAATACGTATTAAACTTTGTGAAGTAAATCCAAAATCTCTTACGGGCATTCTATAAGTGCCCTCGTAAGTCCATGAACCTGAAGTTAAAAGCCTGTCGTCAAACGTCGGAGTGGAGCTACCAGGTTCAGGGAACCCTGGCTCTGTCCTACTGCTCGCAGTAAGGAAAGGGCTGGTTACAAAGCCACCTGAAACAAAGTCCAACATCGTGGAAAATTCATTTCTCTTGTCTCTTGCAAACGTAAGAGGGAGACGTGAAGGTCCACCGTATTCTCTGATTCTAAAATTGTTGTCAGGATCAATTCCCACAGAACGAATGAAAGATTTTATTGAATGAAGGGTTCCTTTGGAACGAATAACATCTTGAAGATTGATCAAGATTCTTCGCCAAATCTGATTTCGAATTTCAAGCAAAGAAAGGTCGTTGGTACTAATGTCACTCTGTATGTTCTCAGCCTCAATAAACTGTTCAAGCGAACTTCCATCAAACAGTGGAGGAAGTTCGATACCTTGATTTCTTGCTAGGGATAGTAGAAATTGGTCAGGAACAGTATCAGTATTGTCATAATCTACATGATTCAAAGTGCTTAATGTTTGTATGTAGAGCTTCATCTCATCGAAGAATTTTGCCCAAGTGTACAGTAGTAACAATAGTGTTTGAGTAGCTCCAAGACGAACCGAACGTGGGTCATCTCCACTTTGTAGAGCATCTACAATAGCTCCAGTTTCCGTTTCGAGTCCTTCCTCCGATTGACCTTCGAGGAAATAATGCACTGGAATAAGTTTAGTAATGAGATTGGGATTGTCATTGTCATACAATGAAGCCGAAAGTAAGAGTCTATCTCTAAATGCAGCAAGATTTTCTTGTGAAGGAAACAAGATAGGTGAGTCAGCTATTTTTTCATATATGACAGGACTTGGTCCAGCAATAGAAGATGTCGGTACTTCACGAACTCCAAGAACCAATGAGTTGGTATTAAGTCGACCATGCAAAGAATTGGAAGAGTGATCTAAAACGATAGGCGAATTGCTGCCAGATGGTTCATTAAATTTAAAGTAAAGTACCAGGTCATCCGAAGCAAAAACAGCCTTCTCCTTAAAAAGATTTCTTTCGTTTTCAGTTCTTACAGAATGCCAAATTCTCAACTCATCTATTGCGCCAGAAAATGTAGTTTCAGGTGTAAACAGAACTGACGGACCGAAAGAAGATGTAATAGCACTTCCAGAACCAATTAACATATCTGCTGTCTGCGAAGCTATCGGACCAAATTCAATAGCTTGTGAAGAACTTGCAAAAAATCTTTGATTAACAAACCCGAATATTTTATTAACGCTTTGATTGCGGTTCCACACCCAAGCAACATGATTCCATTTTCCCTTTTCAACCTCTAGTGTTACTTGGTCGGCGTTTGTTCCAGAGAGTACGTGAAAACTCAAAGAACCAGTTGTTGTTGAAGCAGAACCAGAAAGAGAAACATAGAATCCTTGTTGACTCAACGAAGCATTTGGGTTTACATGTTTGTCTATAATG